CACGGCATCGATTAACCCATTTTGGCAAAAAGACGCGATCGGGATTTTGCCAGGACGTTTAGCATTGCCTACCGATGGTGGCTTAGCTGTAATTCGTGGCAGCACGGATCAAGGCCTAGAGGTTGCGATGAGCAAGCAAACTGACATCAACACTTTATTGACTTTCTACCGCGTAGACTGTCACTTCGGCGTTGTTAATAAGCAGCCGCAAATGACTGGCGTCATTATGTTTGGCCAGACTTAATCTGCAATAATTGACAACCAAAAGGAATAAATCATGCTATTAGCGCCAAAAGGGACTGTTAACGTAACTCTCACCGCAGGGGAATCGATTGCAGTTTTAAGCCAGGGTTATGCAGACGTTTCGCGAGTGATCGGGTTCCCGAACTATCCCGACCAGATTCAGTATTTGGGCAGCGTCAATAACTCGCAAGTAGTGTTCGGGCCGTATGCATCGGGTGCGACGATTGTCATTGAAGCATCTGGCGGCGTGCCGGTTCAATATGAAACTGGAACCGCGCCTACTGTTAAGCAAATTGGTCGTTCAGCAGGTCAAGGCGTTACAGTTTCAACTGTAAATGCGACTGCAACTTTAACGCCAGCCAATTTGATCGGAAGAATGATCACGTCAACAACGGCAGCGGCTGTTACGGGGACACTCCCGACCGGGGCGATTTTAGAAGCAGCATCTGATTTTGACACTAGCAATGAAATAAATTGGACGGTTCAAAATCTTGGCGCGACTAATGCTTTTACTGTTGCGGCGGCAGCATCTGGGCATACTGTAAGCGGTAATATGACCGTTGCTGCTTCATCATCGGGATCGTTTTCAACTGTTCGCACTGGGGCATCTACGTTTGTCACGTACCGCACCTAGCGGTTTAGCCCGGGGGTTTCGGCTCCCGGGTTTTTTTAAAGATCCGTAGTGAGGAATCGATGCCGCTAAAAAAAGGCTATAGTAAAAAAAGCGTATCGGCTAACATTTCAAGCGAGATGAAGGCAGGCAAGCCGCAAAAACAGGCGGTGGCCATTGCGTTATCAACTGCAAGGACTGCGGCGATGAAGGCTGGGAAGCCCAGTAAGGCGCCGGCTAAAAAGGGCAAGTAATGAGTGATTACCCTATTTTTGTCTATAGGAAAGCTGAAAAGCAACGGGAAGATGGCAGCGCGTTTGATACAAAAACCATCGTTAATGATTATGAGCTGGCTGACGCTATTTTGACGGGGTGGCATTATGACGTTTTATCGGCGCTCTCGCCAGAGGATAAGCCTTCAGCAGGCGCTGATAATGTTGTTAATCCTGCGGATGATAACTTACCGCCAACCCGCGATGAGTTAGAGTTAAAAGCGTCTGAGTTAGGGTTAAAGTTTGACGGTCGGACTTCGGACAGAAAACTCGCTGCGATGATTGATGAAGCCCTAAGGGGATAGTTATGTCTTACACAAAGCGGCAATTCGTAACTGCGGCATTTGAAGAAGTAGGCCTTGCATCTTACGCATTTGATCTGCACCCGGAGCAGTTAGACAGTGCTTTGCGTAAACTTGACGCGATGATGGCGACGTGGAACGGGCTTGGCATTCGATTATCTTATCCGCTCACAGGTAGCCCAGAGAATAGCAATATTGATGCAGAAACTACGGTGCCGGATTCTGCAAATGAAGCGATTATCTTCAACCTAGCGGTTAGGCTCGCGTCATCAATTGGGAAAACTGCATCAATTGATACAAGGATTGCAGCTAAACGTGCGTATGATGTTCTGTTAGCACGTGCCGCCACTCCGTTAGAGATGAGTTTGCCGGATGACCTGCCGGCTGGCGCTGGAAGTAAGCCGTGGCGTCGCGGGCAGCAGTACATCTACAAAACAGATCCGGGCTTAGCAATTGGCAATGACGGCTATCTAAATCTTAACTAAAGCATGACTACACTAAATCAGCTTTCTAGCGCAGACTCATTGTCTGACAGCGACCTTTTCCTTATTTACAGCTCAACTAATGGAGATGACCGGAAAGTCTCCGGTAGCGTATTGAAAAGCTTTGTGTTGTCTAATGCTTCGGTTGCAGATGACAAGATCACGCAGTATGCCGCGCCGTCTGCCACGGGGTTCTCAATTACAGTACTCAACGGATCTAGTAGCGTATGGCTTATCATTTCGCCAACCGGCGCATTTGCCGCTGGCACGTTGATTTTACCAGCCGTTGCAAATTGCGTTGACAAACAAGAGTTATTAGTGAACTGCACGCAGGCTGTAACTGCTTTAACAATCAACGCGAACGGTGCGACTATAACCGGCGCCCCAACTACATTGGCCGCAAATGGCTTTTTTAGATTGCGCTTTGATGCTTTAGCGGACGTTTGGTACCGAGTGGGATGAGGACAAAAAAATGCAAGATTTGATTAAATCAAGAGATGGCGTGCTGCGCCTCAATAAACCGGTTTCAGGCGAAGCATATGCCGAGGTTGTCTCTGCGCTTTCATCTAATATAACCACAAAATTTAGAGACGCATTCGAGTCCTATAATCCAAATAATGGTACATGGTCTGAAATTAAAGGCACTGGTGACTTAGTCTATGTAGACGGCAACGCTGCCGCAGCGTCTTATTTAGTTATTAGCAAGGACCCACTATCGCAAGGCACAGAAACGTCTATCGAGACAAACGCTAGATTTACGCTCCCAGTCGAGGTTGCGGTTGGGGTTAGCATGTCTCAACGCACGCTCGGGCAAGAATTTAGCCTGGAAATGGTCGACACGGAGGACCCTTTACCTGATGTTGGTGACATTCAGATTTTGTCAATATCGCAAGCAACGACGACCTTAACAGTTGACACCATATTGCCTCATGGATTAAGTGTTGGAAAAAGCATTGGCATTCGAGGATGTTCGGATGTTCGCGCTAATTATCCTGCTGTTGTTGTTGCGACTGTACCGAGCCCGACTCAATTTACAGTTACAGCAGGGCCAAACGGCGCGTTACCATCTGTGACGATTGCAAACCCAGCCGGGGCGAAGGGATTTGTGTTTTTTAGAGAGCGTCTTGGCAGGGCTCAAAACGGGGTGTCTCAGATATTCGAAAACGCAACAGTAACGAATAGTTCTCTTTATATTCGCTCAGAGTCTGGCGATGCGTTGCCGTCCGGGACTATCGCAGCATCGCATAGCGTAACAATTGGAACGACTGCATCAGTCGCGCTAGTCTCCGCGCCATATCAGTATTCTTTCACGCCTACCAATGAATTTAGGTTTGCAGTGCAGGCGGACAGGACGCAGTGGTCTGATTCTGCTGTTGATTCGTTAGCACAAAGCACTAATAGGCTGCTTAGAACGCAAGTCTGCCCAAATCCGTCCGTAAATTACAAATTTAGAATTCGCGCGGTTAATAATAAATCTCTGACGGTCCCCGTAGCTCAAATAGTCTCGGCTGTGAAAACAGGCACGACGACCGCAACAATAACGACTGACCTGCCTCACGGGTTAGCAGCTAATGATGCGGTGACAATTTACGGCATTAGAGATCAAACTAACTTCCCTAACTTAACAACGACTAACTCGGTCGCGTCTGTAATTGATTCAACGACTTTTACTATTGTTATAGGAGCCGCAGTCACTGCGACATCGTTCGGTGGATATGTTGCAAAGATTAATGGCACGCATCTTCCGTCCGCGCTTGGTGCTGTAACAATGGCGGCGCAATCTGTTGCGCTTTCTACTTTGTCAGACGGGACAAGGCAACTTGTCGTTACCGGGTCTGCGGCATGGGCCGGATTGTCAATCGGAGATCTTGTGAACCTTGTCGGTGTGCGAGACAACACGACCGGCGCAACGCTTAATGTTGACGGCGCGTGGAAAGTAGCAAATACCGTCACCACAACAATGACGCTTGTTTTGCCGTTTCCAGAGAGCTTGAGCCTCCCTGTTGACTTTGTGTCTACGAACTGCGGCGGGGGGGTAATTAAGCGCACAGATATGCGCATTAGTTATGTCAGGGTTTTCGATTATGAACGTGACCGAGTAGAGGTGCTGCCCCGCCCTGCTAGTGATATTTCTGGGAGCATCCCGGTTGCGATTCAAGGCGGGACGCTGCCTGCCGTTACAACCGTGACGACTGTTTCTACAGTTACGACTGCGGGCACTCCTACTGCGCCAACGGCCTACTTTCTAAACTCAGCGGCTGGGACGAACGGCGCACTTATCGCGGCTGGAAGCATTGGAGTGCAGGCATTTTTCGCTAATAATGTCGGCGCGTCCGATGCTTTCGTGAAACTTTACAATAAAGCGACGGCGCCGACGGTAGGGACAGACGTTCCCGAAATGGTTATTAAAGTGCCAGCAGGCGGGCAAGTCGAGGTGTCGCCAGGATTTAACGGCTATCGTTTTGGCCTCGGTCTCGGGATTGCAATAACCGGGCTTTCTGCCGACACAGACACGACCGCTGTCGCTGCCGGTCAAGTAAAAGTAAAACTTTCTAGGACCGTGTGACATGGCAACCTATACAATCGTAGAAGCAACCCCGATTTATTACATTATTGACGTTGAATTTTCGGGGTTTGTGTTTCGGCAGCTTATAGCATCCGATCTGCTAAACGGTAATCTAGATGCGATGCTGCAACAATATGCAGATAAGTATGAAACCGATTATCTCGCAATGCAGCCACAGCTAGATCCAGCATAATGACTGCGGCCAAAGATCCAAGGCTCACTAGATTAGGCGTGCAAGGCTTTAACAAGCCAAAACGCACGCCGTCTCATCCCACAAAGTCGCATGTTGTGGTCGCGAAAGAAGGCGACAAGATCAAAACGATCAGATTCGGCCAGCAAGGTGTTAGCGGATCACCTGCAAAGCCAGGGGAAAGTGCTGCGGACAAAGCTCGGCGCAAATCGTTTAAAGCGCGGCATGCTGCAAACATCGCTAAAGGCAAGATGAGTGCAGCATGGTGGGCTGATAAAGTCAAATGGGCGCTCTTGCCATGTGCTTTTATTTATGCAAGCTGGATCTGGCAAATCATTCTAGAGTGGGTATAAATGCGCATACCTATTTTGTCCGGTGCATACACTGACGCGGCGGCCAATTTCCGCGTGTCCTATCCTGTAAATTATTTTGTAAGCGTTGGTCAAAACGGGATTAGTGATGCTTACCTTCGGCCTGCGGATGGTCTAGTACAAGTAGGCACAGGCCCAGGCGTTAGCAGGGGCGCAATCGAGTGGAATGGCGAGCATTACCGCGTCATGGGGCCAATGCTTGTCAAGATATCAAGTTCAGGATTAGTGACGCAGCTTGGCTTTGTCGGCGGGTTTAATGAGCCCGTAAAAATGGATTACAGTTTTGACAGGCTGGCGATTGCATCAGTCGGCAATCTGTACTATTACGACGGGACCACGCTTTCGCAAGTTACTGACCCTGACTTGGGTCAGGTGATAGATGTTGTATTTGTTGACGGCTACTTTATGACAACAGATGGCCAGTCTATTGTTGTCACTGAGTTAAGCAATCCAGCGCAAGTA